CCAAGGTCAACAGGTTTTGTATAAGCCGACGAATAATCAGTACCGGTGCTCTTAAACGCCGAAGAATAATCAGTCCCAGCCATGATTAATACTCACCTGTGGTTATTGTAGGAGGTTTTAGCGGTAATTGAATGCTCGGTTGTTAGCTTCTGGAGTTGAATAGTGATTAATAAGTTCAAGTAACTGAGGTGTGAGGGCATCACGCATATCAGCAGCACCTTGAGTGGGGTTATAAGCTGATTGACCTGCGCTTTCAGCACTGCCAATAGCGTTATTCTGATTGTTACTACCCAAGGAAGTGCCAATTACAGCCTGTGTATTTTGAACAGTCTGTTGATTAGGCAACTTACGATTGCCTAACTGTTTCTCCAGTAATTCATACGCAAGAGCAGGATTAGATTCGGCCCAACGCATCAGATCATTATTGTTAATGGCTCCCACACCAATAAGTTGATCAATAATTTGAGTTTTATTAGCGTTAGCATAAGCCTCACGTTCCGCAAAATAACGCTGCATGGGACTTGCTGCTGTTTTCGAACCAGAAGCGTACTGTTGCTTCATGGAACGTAACTCTTCGTTATCTCCTCGTGTAACCGTGGGAGTTTGACGGCCATCAACACCGCGATATTCGGGAGCAGCAATGTTAACTCCGCTACCCGCTTGCATAGAGGCGGCTGCAGCAGCTGCAGCTTGTTGTGCTGCAACTTGTTGTTGTTGTTGACTCTGAACTCCAGGATCAGTAGGCGTACCTCTTTCAGGAGTTGCAGTAACATCACCCATGGGAGTGGTTACGGGTTGCTCTTGATTGCCGCCAGGCAGCATACTGGCAGCAAGTAAACCGCCGCCAACACCAACACCAAGACCGGCCAAAACAGTAGGTCCATACTTTTTAACCAAACTTAGATTTACTTGCCTTAAACCGCCTGCTGCATCACGCGGATTAAAATTTTGTCCTGCGGTTCCTAGATCGCGAACATCGACGGGGAGCATAGATTCCCGGCCTAAAGAACCGCCGGGGGAGGGCACTAAATCACCGCCTCTAACATAAAGATCGCCCCGACCGTATCCAGGTGGGACAGGAGGCTGATCCATGCCTCCGCCAGCAAAACGTTGAGGCTTTACTCCGAAAGCAATTCCGCGCTCACCCGTAAAGGGATCAGGTTCAGTAAATAATGAACGTTGTGGAGCGTCCCGGCCAGGAATAGAAGGAGTTTCTAAAATATTACGCGCCGAAGGGCCAGGTAGTGCACCCTCAATAACTCGACCTGTGTACGAAGTACCGGTCCCACGGGTGGGTTGCGGTGCTTGACCAGGACCCCAAAAACGACCCTGATCGCTGCGCAACTCTAACCCTGGTTGGGATGCGGCAGGTTGCTGTGCTCGTTGAGGTGACCCGAGGTATTGATCAGTCTGAGGGCGAGGTGCAGTAGCGCCACGCATCATGGGAACTTCACGTTCCGCAGCTCGCATAAGAGCACCTCCACGTTCTGCTCCACCTGTAAGTCCACGTAAAGCTGCACCGCCAGCTTCAAATCCTTCGCGGGCCATTCTTTCTGCGGGTTTCAAAATCCCGCTCTCAACTAACCCTCTTCCAAAAACTCTAAGTAACTGTAATACGTCCGGTTGCATCGGATTTAAGCCTGGCACGAAACTAATCCTCAGTCCTTATATAACTATAGCTTTTATCGCCAGTTTGCGTAGAAATACAATCTATCTGCCCGCGAAACATCGGGAGGTCCAGGAATAGCTTGAATAAATTCACCTCCGCTCCGTTCAAACCGATACCGGGCTGCCACGGGGTCCCTGTAGTTAGGAATATAAAGCATATGTGCCATACGATCGCATTCGTAAAGATAATTTTCCCGCCAAATTCGAGCGGTTTCTCTTTTATCTTGAATGTTGATTGAACGACTAACGTCACCCAAGATTGTCTCCTGACGACTTGTAGCTCGTCCAGTTGCAAGTTCAGTTAAACGTTCAGCTTCTTCGCAACGTTCAATTTGTTGAACAATTTTGTCGTAATAAAATTCGCTCGGGATAGCGTTACTAGCCTCCATCAAACGGGCATAGTCTCCTGCTGGAACGGTGGCGATATTGTACCCAAGATGATATGCAACACGACTAAAGTTAAAGTCATCTAAACGGTATCCAAAAACCTGAGCGGGATTACGTGTTAGTTGATTAACTGTGGCATAAATTATTTCTCTCTTGGTAGCGTCTGTAACATCAGGATTAAATACAACACCCTGCCCAGCTAAATAAGACTGGATTTGCTCCAGTTCTTGAGTCGTTAATTGGGCCATAATTTAGGTCCGCCTATGGTATAGTCTAACCTGTTTTAAACGAGAAATGACTCAAAAACGTTTATGGGCAGATCACCCACTACAGAACACTTACAGATCTATGATTAATAGATGTTACTGCACAGTAAATACACATTTTTATAATTACGGAGGAAGAGGAATAAAAGTATGTGATCAGTGGCGATTAAACAGAAGAAACGGAGGTAAAACTTCTGAAGGTTTTCAGAATTTTATTCGCGATATGGGACCAAGACCATCAGAAAATTATACATTAGAGAGAATCAATACTAACGGAAATTATGAACCTAAAAATTGTAAATGGGCGACTAAAAAAGAACAAGCTTTAAATAGAAGAAAATATCAAATTATTAAATTAAGAGGAGAAAATCATCACCAGAATAAATTAACAGAAAAAGAAGTATTAGAAATAAAACAAGAGTTAAAAAATCCAAGAAGAGGTCTAATAACTTTTTTAGCTAAAAAATATAAAGTAGACCGTAAAAACATATATTCAATTAAAAAAAATGAGTCGTGGGCTTGGTTAAACGATCACTCAACATAAACATGATCACCTTCTAGAACAGAATCCCAATCAACACGGGTAATAGATTTAAGCTGCTCTAGTTTTGTAAACCGCTCGCCAGGCATAGACTGCTGCAATTCTTTAATTTCAGTAGCCGTTTTCAGACCAACTCCTTTAAGAACTTGCGTCAACAACTGAGGAGTGGCGCTATTGATGTTAGTCCGATTAAAAGCTTGAATTTCGGGCTTAACAATCTGCCTGCCACGGCGTTGTTTAACGTCTTTTGCCTCAAGCTCGGCTTCTTTAACAATCTCGTCAATTTGATTGCGATGCGCAAAGAAGACTTTTCCCGTAGTCAGGGATTTCACCATCTTATACTCGCCTTCGTCGTGTTCACTCAACACTTCGACTTTTACACCGTTAGGGGTGTAAGTAAACTCTTTAACGGTAACAGCAGTCATCATGTAGACAGTGCTCTGAGCTTATTTATAGCACAGATCAAAAGAAAAAACCCCCTCCGGAGAGGGGGCTTGAACTTTTCACCTGAAGTTTATCAGGAAGGAACAGTCGAGGTGTAAGCGTTGGACTCAATAAGTCCACCAGGCTGCAGAGCCAGGTCATCACGCAGAGGTGCTTGGTCAGGAAGCAACCAGCAGACTTCGGCAATACCGAGAGCCTTGTTACGACCGGCGAGCTTGTTAGCACCAGCGCGGGGGTCATAGACACCCGAACCAAGGCCAATACCGGAACCGGGAACGGTAGCGGTGCTGTAGAGACGATACTTAGTATCGGCTTTAACAGCTTGCATGTTGGCGGTGTTCCAGGCATCGCTGGAATTCCAGGATCCGTTCTCGATGCGGCTGCTAGCGCCCACGAGGTTGGCAAAGAAACCGCTGGGGCTGGGAGCCGTGGTCAGACCTGAAGACAGGGCAGGACCCACGCCGAGAGCAGGAGCAGCTTGAGCACCAGCGATACCACTGGAGATCACGTCGCCGCCGTCGAGGCGAACGCTCACACGGTACACATAGGCACCAGAGGGAACGACGATACCGTCGGTGATGTCAGGGCGAACATCCTTATAAGCGTCAGGAGACGGAATAATGATGTCGGCAGCCCGGAACGGTTGGTTAGTGGAGTTCTGACCTGAACCGTAAGGTTGAGTGTAGTACTCCAGCTGGTTTGTGCTAGAGCTGGCCTGATAAGACAGGTCAACGTAGCCTACGGCTTGCTGGGCGACCCAGCCGGGACGGTAAACAACGCCAACGGGACCGCCAACAGGCTGATTGCTGTAGGTTTCGTTGGTGCCGTTCTCGTTCTGAAACGAGAAGCTGCTTTCGCTGTGCCAGTAGCGAAGAACATTGACATAGTTACCAGGATAAATCTTGGCAACTGCGATTTGCTGAGGGTTAGTAGCCATCGTTAGTTATCTCCTTATTAAACGTTAAAGGAGTAAGCGATGGTGGCGAAGTCAGCGTTCAGAAGTTCGAAACCTGCGTACAGGCTCCAAATCATCATGATGAAACGGCTGAAGTCGTCGTTATTGTTCAACAGAACTTGAGCATTGTTACCGCCGATACCGACGCCAACAGCTTGAGGACCGAAGAACATACCAATGGCAGTGTCATAAGTGCCAGAGGAACCACCAATCGTTGCGGAAGCGGTTTGAGTAGGCATGTTAGTGGATTCGAAGAATCGCACACCTTCAAACACGAAACCAGTGGGCATAATCGGTTCGCCAGCCACAAAGGTGGCTTGACCGAAGCCCTGACCCATGTACAGCGCAGCGTTGGGCTGCATTGCGGACATGAGGGGGTTGATTTGACCGTTGCCGGGGTAACGAGCAACTTCGCGGAAGTCGCTGTTCTGGCGCAGGTGCATCAGGAAGGTGGGATCCACCACGGCGCGGTAGAAACCGTCCTGATAAGTAGGAGTGTTGCGCTTGCGCAGGCTCTTCACCACGCGCAGCAAGTCATCCTTAACGTCGAACTTAGCCTGTTCGGCGTTGGTGTAGGTAAGACCACCAACGGCAAGGTTGCCGGGGTAGTAGTAGCCACCTTGGGAATCAGAAGACTGACCTTTCGAAACAGCTTTCAGGAGTTCATTAATGAACACCCGATCGCGCCAACGACGATAGTCGTCGAGCAGCGTCAGGGAGCCGATCGATTGGTGGAAAGCAGTCAGGTTGCCTGTATCCAGCAGGAGACGCTGCGCGGTGATCAGAGTCTCGCGAGCAATCTTAAATGTGCTGGGTTGGGTCGGATCACTGGGATCTGCAGGGCCGGTGTACTCACGAAGAGTCACCAGCACCTTGTCCTTGACAATGTTCCGACTGTTGGCAGTACCAATGGTCTGCTCAGCAGTACGTTCACGTGATTCTTTACTTCCCGGATTGCCCCAGAACCTGTAGCGGTCTAACTGCACAGTCTGGCCTGGCTGCTTACTGAAGTCGTGAACGACCACAGGTTCCGCTGCCATTTCTACAATGTACGCAGGATGCGGACGGTAGAGTTCGGCGCCGAGAAGTTTCGGAAAGTCATTATCGACAAACACTGTCGATATCTCCAGAAACTACAAAAGTAGTTTAAAAGGAAAATGAACATAAAGATAGTCTTATTGTCGCATTTATAGCGGTATACTAAAACCTTAAAAAATTTTTTAAAAAAATGGCAAAAAGCTCTACTCCTGAATACAGAGTCTGGATTGATATGAAGACTAGATGCTGCAATCAAAATGCACACAATTATAAATATTATGGAGCCAAAGGTGTAACTATATGCGATAGATGGTTTTATTCATTTGACAATTTTTTAGAAGATATGGGTAAAAAACCAAAAGGATACACACTAAGTAGAAAAAATGATATTGGTAATTACGAACCAAATAATTGCAAATGGGAATCTAAAAGCGAACAATCAAGCCAAGTTTTTAGAGGAGAAAAAAATAAACACAGTAAGTTAACAACTGAACAAATTGCGTGTCTCCGTTCACTGTGGCAATTTAAAACAACTAAGTCAAAAATAACCGCAGAAAATATTTCTAAAGATTTAAATGTAACAAGACAAACTATAAATAATATAGTTAACTATAGAACTTGGATACACAATTAAATAGATTTTTGATTACTGCTGTTAACACTGGAACTGAACGGACGTACAAGATTACGGACAGATTCAGACCCTTGTAAATACGCAGAACCGTAGTTATATGCGTAGCGCGAAGACTTCCCTCGATAAACAAACCGGAGAGCCGTAGACATTAAACCAGGAGCTTGAGAACGAACTGTCTCAGTAAAAGTTTGACAGTATACGGGTGCGTTATAAACCCACTCAGCACGATTTTGAGTTCCCTGAGATCCCAATATATTTGTTAAAAGACCTCCTTCATAATTACGGTGTGTGACACCGCCTCCGGTTGTTCCCTCAGCAGCTGTATTACCATCTGGCGTATTATATGGACTGTAAGCTTGGTTATCGGGAGCTTTACCGTTGTAATACGTATATTTTCCTGTATCTCTTAGTCCGTAATTAGCTCCTTCACTAGTTACAACCTTTGCACCAGCAATCGTGGTAGTAAATAAACCCCTATACCCTGTGTAGGAACTTAAAGATTGAGTAGGAAGATAATCAGTATTTTCATAGTCCGTCCAATAACCAGATACAGCTTGGGGGACTGTGCGCCACGCTGTGGTTGTATACCATGATCCGCTATTTGGCGGACCTGCTGTAATTACGCCAAGATCAGCTCCGGTATCTTGAATACCAGAACTTGAAACGATATAACCTTCATGGTTAGGTCCACTTTGAATGCGGTGAGGACCACTATCGTACTTGTAGTTACTTAATGGGGTATAAACCACGATTGTGCCGCAGGCTTATACCCAGTATAAGTTTTTAACTAAGACTCAATCGGTTTAAGCTCATCAATTTTTTGACTAAGTTCATTCATATCCGCTCCGATATTATTCATATCCTGAGCGTAATTTTGTTTAAGGAGCGCAAGCTCAGCTTCTAGTTGTTGAATTTTTTCAACATCAACAGCGGTGGAAGTTGAATTGTTGCGACGGCGGCGACCCAAAGAATTAGACATTTTTAGAAACCGTTCTTTTTCTCAGTGTACTTGCTTGTTCGCAAAAGACATCACTCAATAAAAAGACCTTTTTCTATGTTAACTAAACCTGTTCCCGAAAAATGCCCGAAAGAACTGATGTCTAACTTGGGTGATTTTATAGAGCGCCACAGGTGAACCATATTCTCGAATCTAATGTCATCAATTAAAAGCCAACGAGGACGGTTAAAAGGTTTTAATCGGCAACAAAGATGTAAAAAAGTTCGCTCAAATTCATCATCTTTAGGTCCGTCAAGCATGATGAAATCTGCAGACTCAAGTAAATCTCTGTGTTTCTCAAACTCAGAAACATTTTTAAGATCTGAAAGATGTTGCGTAAGTCGCCCACGCTGAAAATCTTGTTCTGTTAAAACCGTCCAATCAAAACTTTGATAATCATATAAATCAAAAGTACTTATAGTAGCTTCAGGCTCACTGTAGTCAAGCATTACCCTAGAGGAACAACCTCTATAGGTACCGATATCAATCAACGTAGAAGGTTTTAGAACTTTTACAAGGCCGGCAAGAATGCGGTAGTGCTCACCCGGAAAAATATTTGCGTATTCAAAATCAGGAAAAATAGGGTTTAAAGCAGCAAATTTAATAGCTTCTGCAATTAATTCATAGTCTTTAAATTGTTGAGTAGATAGATCATCATCTAGTGAACAAAAAATAGACGGAATAACGTGACGCACAAGCTCAAATAAAAAACCCCGTTCAATTATGAACGAGGTTCCGTGGTTTTAAGCACTAATTAGGGAAAGTAATCAGCTAGCGTCCATGAACAAGAGCTTGCTGCGGAACGCATCAGGACTCATTTGAGACAGAACGCGCCAAGCTTGCTCAGGGTTACGGTTCATGGTGTCCGTGAAACCGTTCCACTGAGTCTCGCTGTTTGCAGCAGGAGCGCCAGCCATAGCCGAAGCGGGAACAGCGGGAAGCTGATCGTAACGGGGCTGGTAAGACTGCTGTTCGCTGACATCAGCATCAACAGGATACACTTCGGTAAAGAACCGATTGGTGTAATCAGCAAGTTGATCAGGGTTTGTCAGGATCTGCTCCATGGCAGCGCCACGAGAAACGGCTGCGTCGAGCACTTCATGCTGAGCAATCAGTGCATCTTCGAGAACAACGGAATACTGGTTAAGGATTCCAGGAGCGTCAATACCGAAGTGATTAACTACGGCGACGGTTTCTGGACTTAACTGGGCCTTTGACTGCTGCTCCGTAGAAGTCGGATAAGAAGTCTGGGTTGTAGACTCGTTGTTGTACGAGGTCGGCTGAGCCGTAGGAGCCTGGTACAGATAAGGCTGGGCCTGTAAACTCTGACTGTAAAGTTGAGTATCCTGCGGTGCCGTTTGATACTGCGGATACTGTGCTGCCTGGCTGGGGGACGGGGAGATCCGTGAAACCACCCGTTCCAGACTGCCCATCGCCGCTTCCCATGGGTTGGACGGGAAGGACGTTGACGGATACTGGTTGGACTGGTTGTTGGTAGAAGGGACCGTAACCTGTGTTGCCGGCGACGGCGCTTGCAGCATAGTTGCCGAAGGTGCCACCTGGGTATTGGCTACCCACTGGGGGTAGGCTGTTGAGCCCTGGTCTGCCGAAGGCGCCGCCGAAGGGGCCGCTACCGCCGGGGATGCCGGGCTCGGGATCGAAGCTGGGATCTGCTGGCTCATAGCTGCCCGAGTAAGTCAGTTCTTGCGCAAGGTGGTCAAACGTCCTATAAAGCAAGGGCGTTATGTTTAGCCGAGGGTCAGCCGCAAGCGGTTGATTCGGCGAAAGTGGATGTGGCGCTTGCAACATCTGATTTAATAATAATAGAAATTGTTGCATTGCGCCCTGTGTTTGCTGAATCATTCTGAAAGGAAATCCTTTCAGCATCTCAGCACGCTCTGTATCCGTTTTATCGGGGAACAGATATTTAAGAGCTTCGATGCTATCCACACCAAGTTCTTGGAGGTTTCGAACGACAATAGATTTTTGGTTAATGTCGTACGCCGTGTCCTCATAAACATCCCCTTGGAACCGGTAGGAAACCTCGCGATCTCCATCAGAAGGTAAGCCAAAAACCCCGTGTGGGACTTTGTTTTGCTGCAGCGCGGATATCATTGCCGCGTCAATCTCGGCTTCGTACTTGCTTAGTTTTTTCTGATACTTTTCCTGCGCTTCTGGGGTATTTTCCTTAGGTGGTTTGGGAGCTTCGAACCCCATTACCTGGATAAAACTTTCGCGGAAAATTTGTTCCTGATGAAAAATAATCATCTCCAACAAGCGACAAAAACCATACGAAAGAAAACTTTTATTTTTACGAAGGGCCGTAGCTTGAGCCCGACCCATTAGACCTTTAATCTCAGTTGCAGTTGCACCTGCTGAAATTGAGATCTCATCTACACCACCTAACGCGGTACGGATTTCTTCTCTTAGTAAGAGCGAATAACGGTTCATATCCCCGTTAACCGGGTCGGGCGTCATATAGCCCACGCGGTCTGAAGGCTCAACGTTGGCAATAACGCGAGGCACACGTAGCCCGCCCATTAATGAGCTTGAACCAAAAGGTTCAGAAACACGGGTAGACGGAGTATCTCGCCCACTAAATCCGCTCTGACTACTAATTGTGGGACGGAAAGTCCGGTCAGAATCCGAAGCTTCGACAAGATCGCTGCGTGGGCGCGAACTGATCAGAGTAGGATTGCCAAAAAATTCAATATTCTTAGCAATATTCTGCATCATGCTGTCATGCAGCACGATTTGTTCCATAAAGGGTTCAAATTCCCCCTCTCCTTCAGTCCCACTGCTATTTGGTTTATTTAAAACTTCAACAGCGGGAATAAAACCAAGCTCATTTTTACGGCTGTTCTTTGGGGTTAAAACAGTGCCTGGTTCTAACTCAAAACTAAGTTCACTATTAGATTCAAACTCACTAATTTGATTTACAGTTATTGAAATACGAACGTAGCGTTTATTTTGCCCATAAGTATCTGCAGGCAAACCTAAAGTAGAGTTTCTGACTTTATAGCTGTAAATAATTACAACTTCTTCAATTTCACCGTTTACATCGTGGTAAACACGGTACTGATGTTTTGAAAAAAAGTAAATCTGATACTTTAACTTGGGATCAGGACGAAAATAAAATAAACCGCACCCATCTATTAAAAAATTCCGAATGATACTCGGGAAACGAATATCAATCTTGTTTAAAGACATCAAAGAGTCAATAAACTTATTCCTAGCTTTATAAGTATCCTGTTCGCAGTAAAAAAGAACACCTTTTTTGATCATAAGCAGCGTCATCTGCTGCAAATGACTCAAAACCACCAAGGTGGCAGATTGCTTGCTTCGATCTTGCGTGCGAGAAGCTTCAAGAATGTCGCTATAACGACTGCGAATGCTTAAGTTGTCTGCCATGACCTATTATCCGAGTTTTTCAGGCAGAGATTACTTGCCCGAGTTTTCTTTATCAGCGCTACGTTTTACTTTAGCTTTCTTAGCCTTACGAAGAGCTTCGATCCGAGCCATTTTTTTGTTTTTTTCATCAGTTTCGCTATTTTCACCGGCTTCTCCCTTTTTTTTAAAACGTTCCAGTAATTCTTTAGGCATTTGGTTAGTCATTTGGCAGTAAATAGTTCTTTACTCGCTCTAGTTTAAACAGTTCTGGCGGTAAAAGCTCATGTGGGTACGGCTCCAGAATGTGATCTGCACGACCTAGAGGATCTGTACCGCCTGCTGTTGCTTTATAAGCTTCTAAGTGAGTTAACATTTCGTCGCTGTAAGCCGGAGCAACTGCATTCGGGATGTCGTCGAAGCAGTGAGAGAACGAGGTTACCTTACGTTTCATTCGCTCAGCATCGCCCATCCACGAAAAATGCCACCCGGCATCGCAGTCACCTAGAACAATGTCATTCGGATTCATGCGAATCTGAGAAGGAGTTTTTTCTAGGTGTTCCGCTAGGACAACAGTCCCGCAGGTCCAATTATCCGGGGCTTTTGTTCCATCTCCTTTCGGATCACGCACACGCAAATCAGCTCGACCATAAAACATAGGCATAGACAGTCGCACACAGCGATCACGATGCGCTTGAGCTAAATCAACAGCTTCTAAAAGACGATCCGGCTTAGGGATTTCATCCACGTCGCTGAAGAAAAATACTGAATCGGGTGGGCACATCCTCATCCCGACACCTAGAGCATCCCGTTGTGCGTGTTCTCTTGACCAAGGAATGGAGCATTCCTCCATCGTGGGAAGCTCAACATGGAGAACTTGAATTTTTTCCTCAGGAAGCCCTAGCTCTCTGATTGTCTCTAAACACGTAAAAGGTTTAGGGTCGCCACGGAACGTGCGGTTCCCGTCTGTGATGATAAAAGCATCAACTATATCCTTAAGAATATTTATCCGCAGCTCTAGTAGCTCTTTTTCGTCAAAATATAAAAAACAGTCAAACAGCACGGAACAGTATTTCGACTGGCAGTATATTAGCTCATTATGGCGGGGTTAGAACCGCCGCCTGCGCGAATATTTATGTGCCCATTAGAAGGTCGATTTTGCTGCCGGTTTTTTGCAGACTCAATTAATTGACGTTTAACAGATTCCAGATTGTATGTATTTGATTCTGTCGCAGGAGTTGTGCCCGTCTGAGGAGGAACAGCTCCACTCATATAAGAGGTGTCGTCTTGCGAATCGGATTGATCCTCTTCCATAAAAGGACCGCCATAACGAATTTGGTTATTCGTAGCAGAAGTCATGTCGCCGTAAGCTTTGCCAAAAAATTGACCAGCTTGGTTATAAGCAGATGAGAGGCCCATAAATTTCTTTCTGTATTTACTAATAATAAACTTTAAAACAATATTATTTCATAATTCCACGAGCTAGAAGAGCTTTGCTAATAAGTTCATCTTTTGTTTGATCAATTAATTGCGCCATAAGTGAATTTTGACCGGGAGAAGAATCGGTTGCGAGCATCTGAGCAAAATCTGAAGACTCAGGTAATGTTCTTGAACGCCAAGAAGAACGAGCTGATTTACCACCCAGCGATGTCAGTAAGGTAGTTAAGTCCATAAAAAAACAGATCTATAACTAGTCTACATTTATTTTTTTAAGTTTTGTTTGATGTACTTAGAAGCTTTCCTGCGAGCTTCTTGAGCTTTTTTTGTATTTTCAACCCGAGTTCCCACGGGTTTTGAACCAGATGTAGCCTCTTTCTTAATTTCGTCGGTTGCACGACGTTCCTCAGGCGTTAACGCAGCCCAAGCAGCACGAGGTAAATAACGTTCGGTTCGACCTTTTTCGCGAGCTAAGTCAGTCATATGGTTATTTTATTTGTCTTTTTCATGTTCTTCCCTTGTTTGCCAATCTTCTTTTGTCCACTGGCTAAGGCGGTTAGAAGAAGATTTTTTACCGGAATAACCGCCTCCCATATCTTTATAGTATTTAGTCGCTAACTGCATAGCTCGCGCACTATGTCCCCCTAATTTTGCTCGTGCTTTAGCTTTAGCACGCGACCATTTTTCGGGATCTTTTTTCTTAGCAATATCGTCAGCCATGATTAATACAGCACAGTGCAATGATCTACCGTGGAGGTGCCGCTGATCGACACTACGGAAATAGGGATTAACTGACTAGTTCTAATATGATGAAAAGTAATAGGTGTTTTTGTATCAGCTAAAGTTACTGTAAGTGTTTTATCCTGGTTTACAGTATTTGTTTCTACGTATATTGCTCTAGAAGCTGCAAACGTTAAATTTAGACCTGAAGCACTAACTGAAAATCCACTTGCGTAGGGAAGTGAAGCTGTCTGACCGTAAACAGACCCGAAAGCACGAACGTCCATTTTATTCGAGTGTTTCTAATAGTGTAGTCAAATATTCTACGGCTTTCTGAAGATCTTCCTTTCCGTTTTTATTTTCCCATCGCCATAAATATTTTTGCGCACATCCTTCAAGGTAACCTTGATATTTAATGAGTCCCATAGAAGCTCTTTGCACTTCATAACACTCAATGCCGTTACGAACGTAATAATCCGGACGAACAGGATCTTTAACTTGATCAACCATAAAAGTTCAAAAAACCAACATTTCCTCAACGGATAATAAGTCGCCATGTTGTTCTTTCAAGCGGGCAGAGTACTTATTGTCATCGTGCTGAATCAAACCGCAATCTAAAATTTTATAAGTTCCATTATCCCCAACAACAGGAACGCATCTTCGATGTTCGTGGTTAGATGGAGGATTTTCAAAAGCAAGTCCCATAGAACTTCGATCAGCTATAGGCCAATATCTA